CCCTCCTGAAGGGAGCATGCCAGGGTTGAGGTAGAAGAAACACATGGCACGGAACTGACCTTGATTCATTCCGCGACACAAATTTCTTCGAATGAAATTCCCGATTTGGATGTCTTCAAGGTCACAACTATGGGTCTCATACCAAAAGTTGATCTTCTCAGAAAAGGCCGTAAACATCTGGGAGTTTCCGATAGTCTCGAAACCCTCATAGTCTCCATCCCATCCTTCTTCGTTGAAGCCAAACATCTTAGAGATGCAAGCATTCCATTCGGAACTGTGGGGGTTGATTCCAACTTGAGAGTGGAACTTCCCGTGTGAGGTGATGAAAGCATCAACGGCTGATCCGAAAAACCTGCGTTGGAACATTGTGTCTTTGACAGGACATGTCCAAATCGGCCTGCTCTTGAAGGCATCATTCTTTGCCTTGGTGAGGATCTCTTGTTTGAGGTTGATGTCCCACATAGAGTCAGGAATACAACCTCCTTGTTCAGGTTCTGCTTCCCAAAGGGTCTCTTCCCAACGCTCCATGAGCTTTCGACCATGCGAGGTGGACACATCGATATCCCAAAGCTGTGTCAATTCATCCTTGACAAAGAAGTTCTTCTTGGCCGAAGCAGGAAATGTTTGGGCACACAACAAACCAGCACTGGTAGTCATGTCGAGTTGATTGAAGTGCGGCATTCCATCGACTCCATTAATGCACTCGAGTCTGTCATAGAGTCGAGGTGTCATATTCGGAACCATGTTAGCATACACATCTTCCTTCTGAAACTCCACAACAACATCAAGAGCGAATTGGTCGAACACAATCTCGTTCCCTACTGTCTTCTTTGGAGTACGCAAACACATCGAGTGAACAGAGTGAGGGGTGTCAACAATGCGCTTATCAAGGTCTGATGAAATGCAAGGAGCATAATTGCTCAAAATGCATTCAAGAAAAGGGGCCACAGAAATAGGGGTTTCCTCATAATTAGAAACCTTGGTCTTGAAGCAGCCGCGTTTGGCAGAAACAACATCGAAACCTGTGCATTGCAACCCTCCAGCATCAGGGTCCAATTTTGTTTCATCGCGCAAAACATAGTCAAGACCCAAAGTGCACATCTGAGGGTCGGCTTTGGTGGCCATAACACCAAGGCATTGGCGTATGTAGTCCTGGGATGTATACAAACCGCATGAGAAAGAACGATTCTGTAACATGGAAGTGTGTATCGAAGAGATGGACCATTTCCCTTTAATGAGAACAACAGTTGGCAAACCGCAATCTCCTTGTGTTGTGACGGGGTCGTAATTCATCCGTTCCTCAACAAAGAAATTGGCTCCGTTAGCTTCATAAGACAGAGTGGCCATAGCACGAGAGACACTCAAATCAATGAA